TGGTACAGCTGGAGCAAGCACCGCTACATCGCTGAGATCGTCCTGGGCCGTCTCTGGGAGGACCGTGAGCGGTTCGCCGCGGAGCTGGAGAAGCCCGGCCAGACCCTCGAAGGCGCGTGGAAGCTGTTTCAGGAGCCGCGCTATGTGGGCTGGGGGCCGTTCATGGCCTATGAAGTGGTGACCGACCTCCGCCACACCCGCTACCTGCGCAACGCCCCGGACATCTACACATGGGCCAATGCCGGCCCCGGGGCGATCCGCGGGCTGAACCGCCTGTACGGGCGGGACATCGCCGCGAAGCCGCGCCCGGAGCAGACGAACGCGGAAATGATCGAGCTGATGCAGGAGCTGAACGCCCTGGACGCCCGGGGCTTCAACGAAACCTTCGGACCGCCGCAGCTCGGGAGCCCGCACGTGGGGCCGCGGTTCGAGGCCCGGGACATCGAACACACGCTGTGCGAGTTCGACAAGTATGAGCGCGTGCGCCTGAACGAAGGCAAGATGCGCTCGAAGTATGACTGGCGCAAGGCAACTACCCTCGCCTGATCGAAACCCCGCCGCCGGACCATTCCGGCGGCACCAACGAAATGGAGAAACCATCATGGCTGTACGTCTGTCCAAAAGGACCGCGCCCAGTTCAAGCGCGAGCGCGAGGAGGCCAAGACCGGAGCCTGGGCCGTCCTCGAAAGCGTGACCACGGTCAACAAGCTGATTCAGGTCTGGCCGGAGGTGGAGCAGTTCGCCCGCCCCTTCGCGGTTGAATCGCCGTCCCGGGCTATCGCGCTGCCGATCAAGGACCTGAACGCCCGCCTGGGCCTTCCGCCGCAGACCGCTTCGGCTTAACAGGAGGGGGCCATGATCTTCTCGCCGTTCTGGTGGTACTGGAGCTGGTGGTTGGTCTGGCTCCCTCGCCCCCGCGTCCTTCGCCGGACCGGCAACGTCATCTTCGTGGAGTTTAACAAGAAATGAAAGTCATCAAGACCCGCAACGTACAACAGGCCCTCCCGGAGGCCCTGTATCAACTGTCCTTCGAGGGCGTCCGCCGCGACTCGCGCAACGGCCCCGTGTTCATGTTCCCGGAACCCGTCACCACCGTGTACCTCCGCCCGGCGGAGCGCGTGCTGTTCTGGGCGGAACGGGACGCCAACCCCTTCTTCCACCTGATGGAAAGCCTCTGGATGCTGGGCGGACGCAATGATGTGGAGTACGTCGCCCGCTTCGTGGACCGCATGCGCAGCTACTCGGATGACGGCCTGACCTTCCATGGGGCCTACGGCTTCCGCTGGCGCCAGCACTTCTTCGAGGACCAGCTGCCCAAGATCATCGCCGCCCTGAAGGCGAACCGCGATGACCGCCGCCAGGTCCTGTCGATGTGGGACGCGGACGCGGACCTGGGCCGTCAAGGCAAGGACCTCCCGTGCAACCTTCAGGCCATCTTCCAGATCGCCTGCGACGGTCGCCTGGACATGACCGTGACCAACCGCTCCAACGACCTGATCTGGGGAGCCTACGGGGCCAACGCGGTCCACTTCAGCTACCTCCATGAGTACGTCGCCCGCTCCGTGGGCGTGGAGCAGGGCGTGTATCGTCAGGTCAGCGCCAACTTCCACGCCTATGAGGAGGTGCTGGACAAGGTCGCCCCGCTCGCGGACCTCGCCGCCAACCCGATGACCGGGAAGGAGACGCCCGACCCCTACGCCGCCGGGATCGCGGAGCCGTACCCGCTGATGTCCACGGACCCGGAGGAGTGGAACCAGGAGCTGATGATGTTCCTGAGCGAGCCGGACGCCATGGGCTTCCGTGACCCGTTCTTCCGTCGCGTGGCGATCCCGATGCTGAAGGCCCACAAGGCTTTCAAGCAGACCTCCAACCCCTCCCGCTTTGACGCCGCCTTGGCGGAGCTGGACAACGTCGCCGCCACCGACTGGAAGCTGGCCGGGGTGGAATGGATCGAACGCCGCCGCGCCGCCTTCGAGGCTCGCAAGGCCCGGGCGATGGACGATGGCGTGGCATATGAGTGAGGAGACGGAACAATGGGAAGCCTGATGAGCAAGATTCATGACGAGGAGCGCGAGGCGGAGGAGCTGAACCGCCACGCCGCCCGCCCGCTCCTGACCCGGATCGCCGCGACCCGGGAGGCCGGGACGGTCCGCCGGTGCCACATCGTCCCGCACCACGGTCAGTACAACATCGCCCAGCACAGCTACGGGGCCGTGAGCCTCCTGCTTCTGCTCCACCCGCACCCGTCGCTGAACCTGATCAAGGCGGTCCAGTGGCACGACTGCGCGGAGCGTTGGTTGGGCGACATCCCGGCCCCGGCGAAGTGGACCCACTCCGAACTCGGGAAGGTGTATGAGGAGGCGGAACGCCGCGTGCTGGCGACCCTGGGCCTGCTCCCGGGCCTTCTCCCTGACGAGGAGGACTGGTTGAAGGCCGTGGACACCCTCGAACTGTGGCTGTGGTGCCGGGAGGAAGAAGCCCTGGGCAACGAAGCGGTCACGGCCATGCGGAGGGCATGCGAGGCGGTGACGGAGAAGCGGGGCCTGGAGGGTAGTCTGCCCGAACCCGTCCGTGCCTTCTACGTGGCAGCGAAGCACCAGCCGCATCGCCGTCTCTCGGACTTCTTCGAGGAGGTGGTGCGCGATGGACTTGGAGAAGCTGCGACGTGATTGGGCGGAGGACCCGCAGCTGAAGTTCTACGCCTTCGACACGGTGGAAGAACTCGCTGCGCACCTCCGCAAGGTCCATACAGATATGATGAACGGGGGGCACGGGTGTTTTGGGTACTTGTACCGCCAGCAAACACTCCGGCTCCGGGAACTGATGAAGGAGTTACAAGATGAGCGTGAACGAAAAGCAAGTGGGCGGTGAGCACTACCGCTCGCCCGTCCAACACTGGGACTACGTGGAGCTGAACGGCCTCCGCTACACCGAAGGCTGCGCGACCAAGTACGCGACCCGCAACCGCAAGAAGTACGAGGACCCGCGCCAGGACCTTGAGAAGGCGATCCACTACGTGGAGAAGATCCAGGACCTGTACCGCAACGGGGTCCTTCTGCCCCGCCCCGCCCCCGTGGTCATTACCCCGGGCGCCTTCGCCGCCGCGAACGGGCTGACGGAGGACGAAGCCGAAGTGGTCCGCATCCTCACCTTCTGGGAGTCCGACCCGGAGCTGACCGCGGCCCTGAACCTCCTGCGCAAGATGATTGCGGAGGTGGGAGCCTGATGTCATACCTCCAACCACCCCTGTTCACGACCGTCTCCAGCGACTGGGGGGCCCCGGACCTCAACACCCTCCCCTCGTGGGAGGGGGCCAAGCGGGTCGCCATCGACTGCGAGACGCGGGACCCGGACCTGCGCAAACTCGGGCCGGGGGCGGGCCGTCGCCCGAACAGCTACATCACCGGCATCAGCTTCGCAATCGAGGACGGCCCGGGCGGGTACTTGCCCATCAGACACGAAGGCGGGGGCAACCTTCCGCTGGAGGGCGTGCTGGCCTACCTCCGCGCCCAGGCAAAGGTGTTCACCGGCGACCTCGTGGGGGCCAACCTCCCGTATGACCTGGACTTCCTCGCCGGGGACGGCATCGAGTTCGAGCGGGTCCGCTACTTCCGCGACATCCAGATCGCTGACCCGCTGATCTGCGAACTCCACGACAGCTACAGCATGCAAGCTATCGCGGAGCGGTGGGGCTTCCACGGCAAGGACGAAGCCCTGCTGCGTGCCGCCGCGGTCGATTATGGGATTGACCCGAAGAAGGACATGTGGATGCTCCCGGCCAAGTTTGTCGGGAAGTACGCGGAGGAGGACACGCGCCTGCCTCTGAACATCCTCCGCCGCCAGGAGCGGGAGATTGATGAGCAGGACCTCTGGGGCGTGTACAATCTGGAGTCCAAGCTGCTCCCGATCCTCACGGGCCTTCGCCGCCGGGGCGTCCGAATCGACTGCGACCGCCTGGACATGATTGAGCGTTGGGCGCTGGAGAAGGAGACGGAGGCCCTGGCCCAAGTCCGGTCGATCACCGGCCACCGGATCGCCGTGGGCGATGTCTGGAAGCCGGAGGTGATCGCCCCCGCCCTCGAACACATCGGGATCAAGCTGAACAAGACCTCCCAGGACAAGCCCAACATCGACAAGGAGCTGCTGGGCTCAATCGACCACCCCGTGGCGGACCTCCTCGAACGTGCCCGGAAGGTGAACAAGCTGCGCACGACCTTCGCCAGCTCCGTCCGGGACCACATGGTGAACGGTCGCCTTCACGGGACGTTCAACCAGCTCCGCCGCCAGAAGGATGACGAAAGCGACGGGACCGCGGGCGCTGCCTACGGGCGACTGTCCAGCGAACACCCGAACCTCCAGCAGCAACCGGCTCGGGATGAGTTCGCCATGATGTGGCGGGCCATCTACCTCCCGGAGGAGGGCGAGATGTGGGCGTCCAACGACTACAGCCAGCAGGAGCCGCGGATGGCGGTTCACTACGCCTGCTTGGCTCGGGGGCTGATCGGGGAACACGCCTGGCGGTCCGCGCTCGCCGCCCGGGACGCCTACCGCAACGACCCGAACACGGACAACCACCAGATGATGGCGGACATGGCCGGGATCAAGCGGAAAGCCGCCAAGGAAATCTACCTGGGCCTGTCCTACGGGATGGGTGGGGCGAAGATGTGCCGCAAGCTCGGGCTCCCGACCATGATGGCGGTCCGCGGTCCTCGGGGCGTCCTCTATGACGCGACCAGCCCAGAGGGGCAGCGGCTGGCGGCGGAAGGCGCGCGGCGGTTCGAGGCGGCGGGGCCGGAAGGGCAGCGGCTCCTGGACACCTTCGACGCCAAGGTGCCCTTCGTCAAGCGGTTGGCCAAGGCGTGCGAGCAGCGCGCGAAGGCCGTGGGCTACATCACGACCCTGAGCGGTCGCCGGTGCCGCTTCCCGAAGGACCCGCACGGCAACTTCGACTGGGCGCACAAAGCCCTGAACCGGCTGATCCAGGGCTCCTCCGCGGATCAGACGAAGATGGCCATGGTGGCCTGCGCTGAGGCGGGCCTGGACATCATCCTCCAGGTCCACGATGAGATCGCCTTCAGCGTGAAGAACCGCGACGAAGCGGAACGCGCTGCGGAGATCATGCGCAACAGTACCCCGCTCGAACTCCCGTCAAAGGTGGACGTGGAGATCGGGAAGAGTTGGGGCCACTCTATGGGATTCGATGGATGAAGCTGCGCCAATTGAAGAACTTGCTGAAGGAGTTGAGATGAACGACAAGAAGAAGAAGTACAACGTGCTGTACGCCGACCCGGCCTGGGAGTACGGCAGCGGAGGGCCGCGCGGGGGTCGTTTCGGGCCGCTCGACTATCGGACTATGCCGACGAAGGAGATCGCCGCGCTCCCGGTGCGAGAACTGGCAGAGGATACCGCCGCGCTATTCCTCTGGGCAACGTCTCCATTCCTGGAGGACGCATTGACGGTCGGTCGGGCCTGGGGCTTCCGCTATATCCGACTGGACAAGGTCTGGTCAAAGAAGACCAAGAATGGGAACCGCCACGGGGTTGTTGGGCCCTGGGGGATGACTGACGCGGAGTTCCTGCTGCTCTTTACCCGGGGCAAAGGGATGAACAAGCTGCAGGCCGCTTCGAACCAGTGGACCATCGTTGAGGCGGAGTTCCCCGGCAGGCACTCGGAGAAGCCCGCGATCTTCCGCCAGATGATTGAGGAGCGTTTCCCGGACGCCCGGCGGCTGGAACTCTTCGCCCGGAAGGTCCACGACGGTTGGGACGCCTGGGGGGACGAGGTCGATGGTCCGATTGCTTGGGCGGGGGGGGAGTAAGGGACAAGACATTCCTGCGCTTCGCCCAAAGGGTTGCTGATGTGAACGAGCGCCAGCTTAAGTGGGACCGCCGCTACATCGAGCTGGCGCGAACGATCGCGCGCTGGAGCAAAGACCCGTCCACGAAGGTGGGGGCGGTCCTCGTTCGGCCCAACAACTCCGTCGCGTCCGCCGGATTCAACGGCTTCCCGCCCTGGCACGATGATTCGCCGGAGCTATACCTGGACGGGGATTACAAGTACAAGCGCGTAGTACACGCGGAGGGGAACGCCCTCAACTTCCTCGGGCAGACGGCGAGTGGCTTCGCGCTCTATATTTCTTCTCCCTGCTGTCCCGATTGCGTAGAGCGCGCCGCGGAGGCCGGGGCGAGTCGGATAGTCCCCCCGCTGCTCCAGACGCTGGGGCGGACCGCCCGTTGGGTTGGAGACTGGACCCAACGGTTCATCCGCTCCCAGGAGGTCGCCGCTCACCACGGAATTGCGCTGGAGGTGCTGAATGAGTGAGAGCGCGATGTGGGACGCCCTCCGCCCGGTCCTGAAGAAGGTGGACCCGGTGCGGATTGAGAGCCGGGCGACCGGCTCCGGTATCCCGGATGTCAATTACACCCAAGGGTGGATTGAGCTCAAGTTCGCGGACCGCTGGCCTCCGCGGGGCGGGCCGCTCCGAGTGGATCACTTCACGAAGGAGCAGCGGGCTTGGTTGACTAAGCGACGGAAGGCCGGGGGCCGGGCTTTCGTCCTGCTGAAGGTCGGGACCTCGGAGTGGCTTCTGTTCGACGGAGCCGTGGCCGCGGTCGAGCTGGGCAACGTCCCGCGCGAACGGCTGTATGAGATTTGTAAGGCGCGGTGGACGCGCAAACCTAGAACTGAGGAGATTTGTAAATGGCTGCTACAGTGACACCAACCAAAGGCGAACGCCTACTGCTACACCGCCGCCGCAAGGGTCTCAATCAGATTGAGGCCGCGAAGGAGTACGGGGTGCCCCCGGACCGCTACCGTGAATGGGAAGCGGACCGCCGCCTGGACGATCAACCGCGCCGTCACCTGGGGGAGGTGAAGCCCCATGAGGTCTGCTTCCTGCTCCGCCGCCGGGCGGGCAAGACACAGCGGGAAGTCGCTGCCGCCATCGGTTGTACCAGGCTCTGGGTGATCCAGATGGAGGGCGGCAAGGCCCCGGTTGAGCGGCTTGTTGAATATTGGGGGGCGTAAGGAATGGCGAAATCAAACAACGAGCTGCCGGCCCACAAGACCAAGTACGCAATCGACTTCCTGAAGAAGTGGTGCCCGGAGGGGCCGTGGGTCCTGACGGCCATCATCCCGGACGGGAAAACGGAGACGGTCACATTCATGCCCGACCGCTGGCAGAAAGCCGCGGAGTGGATCGAAGGGCACCAGGGCAAGCGCAACCTGTACTTCCACGTGAACCCGGTCCGCCGGGCGATGGACGTGAAAGCCTCGAAGGAGGACATGGCCCGCCTCGCGTGGCTTCACGTGGACATCGACCCGCGAGCCGGGGAGGACTTCGAGGAGGAGCGGGCGCGGGCTCTGAAGCTGCTCCAGTCCTACACGCCCAAGCCCACGGTCATCATCGACTCGGGCGGGGGCTATCAGGGCTTTTGGCGTCTGAACCCGTCCGACAAGCTGGACATCGCCGGATCGGTGGCGAAGGCTCAGGAGCTGGAAGCCTACAACATCCAGCTGGAGAAGGTGTTTCAGGCGGACCACTGCCACAACGTGGACCGCATCATGCGCCTCCCGGGCACGATCAACCTGCCCACCGCGAAGAAGGTCAAGAAGGGTCGCCAGCCGACCCTCGCCCGTCTCGTGGAGTGGAATGACGCCAGCTACCCCATCGAACAATTCACCCCCGCGGTTCGAGTTCAGATGGCGGAGCAGGGCCTGGCCGGGGGCCGTCCGAAGGTGAAGATCACGGGCAACGTCCCGGACATCGGGACGGAGGAGCTGCGGGAGTGGGCCCATGAGCATGGGAAGGCTATCAGCGACCACGTGCTGGCGCTGATTGCTACTGGGCAGGACCCGCTGGACCCGACCAAGTACCCCTCCCGGTCGGAAGCCTTGTTCAAGGTCTGCTGCGACCTCGTGCGGGCGGAGGTCCCTGATGAAATGATCTTCGCGGTGATCACCGGCTCCAACGAAATCGCCGCGAGCGTCAGAGACAAGCCGAACTGGGAAGGCTACGCCCTGCGGCAGATCGAACGTGCCCACGAGGAGGCGGTGGACCCTTGGCTGCGCAAGCTCAACGAGAAGCACGCCGTCATCGCAGACATCGGCGGGAAGTGCCGCATCATCAGCGAGGTCTGGGACCCGGCGATGAAGCGGACCAAAATCAGCAAGCAGTCCTTCGAGGACTTCCGCAACCGCTACCGCCACATCAAGGTGGTGGTTGGGCACTCGGAGGAGGGCAAGCCCATCGAGAAGGCCGCGGGAGCCTTCTGGATTGATCACCCCCAGCGCCGCCAATATGAGACCATCGTGTTTGCCCCCGGTCAGGAGGTCGAAGAAGCCTACAACCTCTGGCGCGGGTTCGCGTGCGACTCCCTCCCGGGCGAGAAGCACGTGCCCTTCCTGAACCACATCCGCGACAACGTCTGCTCAGGGAACCCGGAGCACTACCACTACCTGGTCGGGTGGATGGCGCGGATGGTCCAGCACCCGGACGGCCCGGGCGAAGTGGCCGTGGTCCTCCGCGGTCGCCGCGGCACCGGCAAGTCCTTCTTCGCCAAGGTCCTGGGCGCGATGTTCGGGCGTCACTACCTCCAAGTCAGCGACTCGAAGCACCTGGTGGGCTCCTTCAACGCCCACCTCCGCGATACCGTCCTGCTGTTCGGTGATGAGGCTTTCTTCGCCGGGGACAAGAAGCACGAAAGCGTGCTCAAGACCCTCGTGACCGAAGAACACCTGGTGATCGAGGGCAAGGGCGTGGACGCGGAAGCGGCCCCGAACTATGTCCACCTGGTCCTCGCCTCGAACGAAGATTGGGTGGTGCCCGCGGGTCTGGATGAGCGCCGGTTCTTCGTCATGGAGGTGGGCGAGGGCCACAAGCAGGACCACGCCTATTTCAAGCGCATCAAGGACGATCTGGACAACGGAGGGCTTGAGCACCTGCTCCACTTCCTCCTGACCTATGACCTGAGCGCCTTCGAGGTCCGCCAGGTCCCCCAGACCCGGGCGCTGCAGGACCAGAAGATCATGAGCATGTCGCCGGAAACCCAGTGGATGTATGAGAAGCTGTGGGAAGGTCGGTTGCTCAAGACCGACCAGGACTGGCGGAACAAGGTGGTGAAGGACAGCCTGTATGACGACTACGTGAACGACCTCCGCGACCAGGGCCGGAACTTCCGCATGAGCCGCACCGGCTTTGGCAAGTGGCTTGCCCGGGCCTTCCCGGACGGCTGGCCGCAGTCGAAGCAGGAAATGGCGGAGATTCCATGGACCAATGAACACGGCTTCGAGGTGATGATCAAGAAGCGCGTGTACATGTACCACCTCCCCCCGCTGGAGCAGGTCCGGGCGCACTGGGACAAGAACTTTGGCGGCCCGTTCGAGTGGCCCAAGGTCGAACCGACCCAGGAGCCTCTGAAGGACGGCCCGAAGTCGGACAAACCCCCGTTCTGAGGACGCCGCGATGAGCGACACGCTGGAAGCAACGAAGCGGGAACTGGAGGGGGCGGGGATCGCCTACCCGGTGGAGCAGGGCCGGAGACACTACAAGGTCCGCTTCACCGTGAGGGGGAAGCCCCTGATGGTGACGTGCTCGCGGACTTCCTCCGACCACCGCGCGGCCCTCAACGCCCGCCTTCAAGTCCGGCGGGAAATCCGCCGTGCGCTGGAATTAACCTGATCCACTTTACTTCTTCAGAAATGGACACTATACTTCTTCACACGAGGCGCAAATGAACCCGCCACTGATACGGACAGACCTGTTCACAATTGGGAAGGAGCTGACCAACCATGAACTCCAAGAAACCTACCGCCGCATGTTCGGCAAGCCGATACCCCGCGGGGCGCGGCCCGCAGAAGTCGCCCGACACCTTGCTGCGTCAAGCCCGCTGCGATTCGAGTTTGAAGTCAATCGCCTTCGCGGCCACGCTTGGGACGCTGACGAGACTCCGTGACCTCGGGTCGCTGATCGCCCCCTTGGGCTTCATCGCCCTCCTCGTGGGTGGGGTGCTCTGGGCCTTCTGGGACGCGACCGGCCTGCCGACCGTGTATCAGTCCTACATGACCCAGGAATGCGTGAGGGTGGAGTTCATCGACGGCTCCCCCGGCGACTGCTCCAACCTCCCGGACCGCTACCACCACGTGTGGGTTGAGCGAGGTCGCGTGGTTGGTGAAGCCCAGATTCAGCGCGTCATGGAGGAAACCGGCATGGACTACCTCCAGGCACGCAACCACCTTCTCGGGAGGCAGCAAGCCCTCCGGGAAATCGAACGGAGACGGCGACAAGCCGTGGCCGATACCCTGAAGCAACTGTACCAAGAAAAGGAGTCACAACGTGATCATCTTCCGCAACAAGGGCGTCATTGACCCCAAGTCCATCACCACCTTCGGGGTCAGCTCGAAGGAGAACCCCGGGGCCATCGGCTTCTTCGGGACCGGCCTCAAGTACGCCATCGCC